GAGGCCGAGATGCAGCAGTTATTCTGGGAGGGTCGCCCTCTGGCGAGCCCCCTGCCCGAAGAGGGCCCGATCGTCGGAAGAGTAAGCGTGGACGAGCCCAATGGCAGATTGACCCTCCACCTGCACGCCGGCGACGCCGCGGCCCTGGTCGACGCGCTGGTGCTTGCCTGGCCGGACCGGGCAGAGAGGCCGCTGCGGATCCACCGGCTGGTCCGGCTGTTCGGGCACGGCGAAGAGGGGGCCTACCGGCCTAGCTATCGGGGGGTGGTGATTGGCGATGCCGCCGACCTGGGATGAGGCGAACTGATGCGTAGAGGATCCGGCGAGTATCCGCCGGGCTGGAAGGAGTTCGCGGCGCAGGTCAAGGCGGAGGCCGGCTGGCGTTGTGTCCGCTGCGGCCACGCCCACGACCGGGCGTCGGGGCACATCCTGACTGTCCACCACGGCACGATGGCGAAGGATGAGCCCTTCACTCACTGGTGGGCGTTCTGGGCTTTGTGCCAGAGATGCCACCTCCACATCCAGGCGAGGGTGGACCTGGACCGGCCGTGGATCTTCGAGCACTCTGAATGGTTCCGCCCGTTCGCGGCGGGATTCTACGCCTTCAAGTACCTGGGGCTCGAGCTGTCGCGCTCGGAGGTGGAGAGTCGGCTCGAGGAGCTCCTGGCCCTGGAGCGCCGAGCGGTTCTCGGCGAGGAGGTGGCCTGATGCCCACCTTCCGGCTGCCTCTCCCTCCGAGCTCGAACCACGGCTACAAGCTGGCCTTGCACGGCGGCCACCCGGCTCTGGTGAAGACCCTCGAGCTCGAGCGCTGGGAGAGCGCGGCCGCGGCGGTGTTGGGACCCTGGCGCGCGCCGGCGAGGGTGCCACTCAAGGTGTCAATCGCGCTGGTCTACCCGGCGGGCGATCTGCGCCGCTACGACCTCGATGGGCCGATCAAGTTCCTGATCGACGCGCTGGTCAGCCGCCGGCGAGACCAGTGGGTGGACGAGTTGACAGTCTGCAAGATCGCAGGCGGCGGCGAGGGCCACGCCGACGTCGAGGTCGAGACGATAGATCGTAGCCTGGAGGCGACGATTCCAGTGGCGGAGGCGATGAGTTGATCGACGAGCGACGGTCCGAGGTGCCCCTCGGCTTCCGGGAGTGGTGCATCGTGGAGCTCCTCGGGCACGTCCGGATGGCTGGCTTCGTGACCGAGGAGGAGCTCTTCGGCGCGAAGCTCGGACGGATCGACCTGCCGCGAGCAGACGGCACCACGGCGACGCAGTTCTTCGGAGGCGGCTCGATCTACCGGCTGACTCCCACGACTGAGGAGATCGCGCGGGCGGTGGCGAAGCAGAACGAGCCCGAGCCAGCCCAGCGCTGGGAGTTGCCGAAGCTCAAGGCGCCAGAGGGGGCCGACGGGCAGCCGATGGAACGGCGAGGCACCTGCATCACCTGCGGGCGCTATCGCGCGGTCAACGAGATCGGGCGCTGCGGCGAGTGCGACGATGAGCTGGACGAGGACGACCGCCGCGCCCACGAGGAGGAGGACGACGATGGCCGCTGAGCCCCGATCCTTGCTGGAGGTCCTGGCGCCGGAGCCTGAGCCCGCGCCGGCTCTCCCAGATGATTCCGCGCGGAATGAACCGAACAGCTACTTCTACTTCTGCGCGATCGACGAGATCGCCGTGGACGGCCGGAATCCCAGGCGCCATTTCGACGAGGGCGCCCTCGCCGAGCTCGCCGCCTCGATCCGCGAGCACGGTATCCTCGAGCCGCTGGTCGTGCGCGAGGTGCCACCGGACGCGCCCTCGCCGCGGGCCAAGGTCGTGCTCTACTCCCTGATCGCCGGCGAGAGGCGGCTCCGCGCGGCCAAGCTGGCCGGCCTGGACAAGGTGCCGGTGCGAGTCCTGGAGGGCATCACCGCCCGTGAGGCCCTCGAGCTCGCCCTGGTCGAGAACCTGCAGCGGGAGGACCTCGACCCTCTGGAGGAGGCCTCCGGCTATAAGGCGCTGCGGGAAACCGGCCTGAAAGAGCGGGAGATCGCCGAGCGGGTTCACAAGTCGCAGCCCGCGGTGGCCAACCGTCTCCGGCTGCTGAATCTGCCTGAGGACGTGCGCGAGCGGATCCGCCAGGGCGAGTTGACCGCGGCCCACGGCGTCGCCCTCGCGCGCTTCGGCGACTACCCGGCGATCGCGAGCAAGCTGTCCGAGCTCGCGCTCAGCCGCCGCTACACCTCGAAGCAGCTCGAGGACGGCATCGTCTTCCCCTGGGAGCTCGAGCAGGCGGGGCTAACGCGGCGCATCGACTTCCGCGCGGCCTTCGACTGGCAAGCCGTCTGCCCCAAATGCCCGCACTACCGGAGCGACCATGGCGGCTACTGCCTCGACCCCGCTGGCTACGAGCGCAAGCAGTTGGAGGCCCACGCGGCCCGGGACAGCGCGATCGCGGCGAAGGTCGAGGAGGCGAAGGCCTCGGGCGGGCCCGAGCTGGTGACCCTGCAGAGTCTCGGCAACGATTCGATGGACTACCACCGCATCTACAACGGCAAGGTCCCGCCCGGCTGCAAGCTGACCGAGTGTCCCTGCTACGCCGAGGCCCTCGACTACGGCGGGAACAAGGTCCCCGTCTGCACCGACGTGAAGTGCTGGCGCAGATTGGAGACGGCGGCGACGAGGGCGGTGAACAAGGCGACCAAGGCCGACGTCGCCGACAAGCTGAAGCGGGAGATTCCGGAGGCAGTCGCGCGGATCGCGGCGCCGGTGCCGACCCGCGATTGCGTGTTGTCCTCCGGAGAGATCTTCGAGCCGCTCGAGCCCCCGCCGATCACCTCGCGCGAGCTGGCCGTCCTCGCCTTCTACGCGCTGCGGGAGATCGGCGGAACCGAGCGCGAGGCGCTCCTGCAGGGAGTCTCCTCTCACGACTGGGCCATCAATCATCAGAAGGTGCTGCTGTCGCTCGCGGCGCTCCCGCCCGCGGCCCTCGTCGCCAAGGTCGTCGAGGCGATCCTCCGCGCCGAGCAGGCCGGGCGGCTGAAGGACTACAGCCAGATCGGCACGCACGCATCGGAGTTCTACTTGGGCGACACGGCGCCAGCATGAGGTACTACGACTGCCCTCGCTGTGGTCAGGTCGAGTCGATCACAATCGGCTGGCACTCCGACAGCGACGGCGACGAGATGCACAGCCGCTCCTGGGAGTTTCCGGAGATCGAGAAGGTCGAGTGCGGCTGCGACCTGACAGCGGACCAGGCCGAGGCGATCCTCGACGACGCGGCCAAGGATGGTCCGCCGGATTATGAGCCCGACTGAATCTGAACCGGGGGGGGCAATGCCCGTGTTTGCAGTCGTCGATGGTCGTAGCCAGACCACTCAGCGACCTGGGGAGCCAACCACGCTGCAGCCCGGCGAGCCGCCGCGGTGCCCCAAGGGTCACGGACCGATGTACTTCGCCCTCGGGGAGCATCACTGCTGGACCTGCGAGGACCCCGGCGACTCTGAGGCCGTGAGTGGTCGTGACCAGACCACAGGCGAGGAGGGTGAGGGCGTGAGCGATGTAACGGGATACGCGCCGGCATCAGTGGTGGAGATGTTGGAGGCCGTCACGGCTGGCCCCCATCGTCCACCCGACCGTGTCGACGAGTTGCTGAGCGTGAAAGAGGCGGCGGCTGCCCTCGGCATCAGCCAGTCGGCGGTCCACTGGCACCTGTCGAAGGGCCGGATGAGCAAGGTCGTGCGCGGCCACACCTACTACCTCCCGCGCGCCGCCGTCGAGGCCTTCCGGCTCGAGCTGCCGACGCTCCGGCAGGGCGAGTCCTCTGCCGCCAAGGGCCACAAGCCGGCACCCGATCACCCCTGGAAAGGGCTGCCGCGCCTCGAGACCAAAGCCGCGCCGGCGCCCACTCTCGCGCAGCTCCTGGAGGCCCACACGGCGGCGACGTCGCGCTACCTCAAGCTGCACGCCCAGTGGCAGCTCGCCATTGCGGCTGAGCGCAATCTCTGCATCCAGGTGACCGAGGCCGAGGCGGCGCAGCAGGAGGCCTCGAAGCGGCTGGGGGCGGGGCTGGCGGCGCTGAGGGCAGGGACGGCGAACGGGAAGGAGGTGAAGGCGTGAAGGCGCTCAGCCTGACGCAGCCGTGGGCTTCGCTCGTCAGCCTCGGGCAGAAGCGCATCGAAACCAGGAGCTGGCCGACGTCGTACCGCGGCGAGCTGGCGATTCACGCCTCGGCGCGCTTCCCGGTCGTCGATCGGATCCTCTGCCTCAGGGAGCCCTTCGCCTCGGCCCTCGTCGCCGGCGGAGTGCCGGAGACTCTCTGGACTGACGGTAGCAGGGGAAGAGGGGCCGACTGGGCAGCGCTGCCACTCGGCGCGATTGTCGCGGTGGCCCAGCTCGTCGGGTGCATCTCGACTGAGGAGGTCACATCGCAGCAACTGGCGAGGCAACCTGCGCCGTACCAGTGGGTGATCGACGTCCGGCGGACCTTCCTCGAGATCCCGGAGACTGAGTGCGCCTTCGGCGATTATTCGCCTGGCCGTTACGCCTGGCTCCTGGAGGATGTGAGGCAGCTTCCCACGCCGGTCCCCTGCCGTGGCGCCCTCGGCTTGTGGCAAGTCCCGCCCGACGTTGAGGCGATGGTCCGGCAGCAGCTCGCGGAGGTGGTGCGAGCGTGATCCAGACATCCTGCTTCCGCAAGCCCGGGCTGCCGCTGGACCGCTGCGTGGCGATCAGTAGGGGCGTGCCGCCTGGCTGGAAGGGGCGGACCTGCTTGGCCTTGGCACCATCGAGAGAGCTATTGGCAGAGTATAAGGCGGGTCGCCTGTCGTGGTACCTGTACAGGACGCTTTACCGCGAGCAGGTGCTCGACCGACTGGACCCAATGCAGATCGGCGACTACCTCGGCTGGGACTCCATCTTGCTCTGCTGGGAGAAGGACCGCAAGCGCTGTCACAGAGGGCTCGTGGCTGCGTGGCTGCACGACGCGACGGATGAGGAAGTGCTTGAGTGGAGGGCCGTATGACCGGCCCCTGGATGAAACTCTCTCTGGTCGGCCTTCGCTACATCCGCCCTACCGACGACCTCGCGATCGACGACCCCCTCGCCGGCTGGTGCATGGAGGCGAACGCTCAGTCGGGCGTGGCGTTCCGGAGACTCCCGCCGAGGGGGCTGGCGCCGAAGGCTGAGGAGCGGAGCCTCTGGCCGATGCTGATCGCGGGAGGGCTGATGATTCTCGGCGTGTGGCGTCTGTGGGACCTGGCGGCGTGGCTGTTCGTGGTGGTGCTGAGAGGAGGGTGACAGGATGCCCCCATACGTCGTAGCCCTGAGCCAGCGTGAGATCGACGTGCTCGCCCTCGTCGCCGAGGGCTATGGCAACAAAGAGATTGCCGAGACCCTCAGCATTTCAGTCAACACGGTCAAGGATCGCCTCGGCTCTGTCTACGACAAGTTGCGCGCTGAGGATCGCACACAAGCCGTGATTCGGGCTATCCGGCTTGGCTTCTTGCCCCTCACACCTATCACACCCAAGGATAACAACAAAGAACAGCCATTTGGGTGTATTGCTTCTACGTCAATAGGCGGATACTGACGGCGGTAGGGCCAGCCTGCTGGGCCTGTCGTCGCGTGTCTTGCGCTGGTCTCTGCGACCAGCGTTCTTCGTTTGTGGGGAGAGCGTGAGGATGATCTACTCGGCGAAGGTGCCAACCCTGCACGAGGGCGAGACTATCCTCGGCTCGGTGGATGTGCTTGACCGGATGACTGAGTGGGTCGTCGGCCAGGGCGGCGAGATCCCAGCGCTAGCCCAGCCCGATCGAGGCGGCTCGGGCCAGTCGCCTACCCGCAGTCACGCCAGACGGCTGCGGGCCGGGAGCCGGCGGTGTCACAACGGTAGGCTCCGCCGGCTCTCGCGGATGAGAGGCTGAGATGGCCAGGGGAGTGCCCCATGATGACCAGACAAAGGCAGCAGTCATGTCGGCGCTCCTCGCCGGTCAGTCAGTCAGCGATGTGGCTCGGCAATTCCAACTCAGTCGTAACACGGTCAAGGCTTGGCGGGCCTCCCTCGGCATCGGTTCACCCAAGGTTGACCAGCAAAAAGCGGAAGAGTTTGGAGACCTGATTGCTCGCTACCTCCGGGAGAATCTCACCACGCTGGCGGTTCAGGCCGAACAGTTCCGGGACACGGTCTGGCTCAAGGCACAACCAGCCAGCGAAGCCGCTGTGTTGCACGGCGTCCTTACGGACAAAGCCATTCGACTTCTCGAGGCTCTCCAGTCCGACGACGAAGCGCCTCACGCCGGCAACGCCGGCGGCTCTGGCGATCCTGCTCAGTGAGGGGCGCTGGCTGATGGCTCCGCACCTCGACCGACTGTCTGAGGCCCTGCTGGACACGGTTCGCCAGGGTGGACGCCTGATGGTCGAGATGCCGCCTCGCCACGGCAAGTCCGAGCTCGTCTCCCACTGGCTGCCGGTCTGGTTCCTCGAACGCTGGCCTCAGAAGCGCGTCATCCTCTCATCCTACGAGGCCGACTTCGCCGCCTCCTGGGGCCGGAAGGTCCGCAACTCGATCACCGAGAACGCCGAGCGTCTTTCCGTCCGGGTATCCGACGACAGCGCGGCGGCCTTCCGCTGGGATACCACCGTGGGCGGTGGGATGGTGACCGCCGGCGTCGGTGGCCCGATCACCGGTCGCGGCGCTGACCTCCTGATCGTGGACGATCCGGTCAAGAACGCTGAGGAAGCCGACTCGCCCACCTTCCGCGACCGCGCCTGGGAGTGGTGGCGTACTACGGCCTACACCCGGCTCGAGCCGGGCGGTGCCGCCGTGCTCGTCATGACGCGGTGGCACCAGGACGACCTCGCCGGGCGGCTGCTCGCCCAGATGCAACAGGGTGGCGAGCGATGGGACGTGCTCAGTCTGCCTGCCCTCGCCGAGGGGGCCGACCCGCTCGGTCGCGGTCTGGACGAGCCCCTCTGGCGTGAGAGGTACGACGCTGAGGCGCTCGCCCGGATCCGGCAGGCCATCGGCTCCCGCGCCTGGGCGAGCCTCTATCAGCAGCACCCGCTACCCGCCGAGGGTAACCTGTTCAAGCGCCAGTGGTTCCCCATCGTCGATGCCGTGCCCGCCGACTGCAAGCGCGTCCGCTACTGGGACTTCGCCGCGACCGAGCCGAAGCCGGGCTCCGACCCCGACTGGACAGCCGGCGTCCGTCTCGGCCTCAAGGATGGCATCTACTACGTCGAGGACGTGCGCCACGTCAGGGCCAGTCCCCTCGGCGTCGAGACGCTGGTCAGGCAGAGCGCCGAGCTGGACGGGAGCGCCGTCCCCGTCTGGATCGAGCAGGAACCGGGCAGCTCCGGCGTCAACACGATCGACAACTACACCCGGCGCGTGCTCTCCGGCTGGAACGTGCGGGGCGACAAGGTGACCGGCAACAAGTTGGAACGGATGGACCCGCTGGCCGCCCAGGCCGAGGCAGGAAACGTCCGGCTGGTGCGTGGCCCCTGGAACGGCCCATTCTTGGACGAAGCTGAGTCTATCCCGCAGGGCCACGATGACATGCTCGACGCCGCGGCGGGGGCGATGCAGAAACTCTCGCGCCAGGGGGTGGGCTTTGGCTAGATCACTCGACCTCTACCGCCCCTCTCTCTGGCGGCGGCTCAAGAGGTCCGTCGACTTCTTCCGCCACGGCGATCCCCGCTGGGACACCAAACGCTCCCCCTTCATCTGGCCCGACTTCCGCACGGGCCAGCCCCTCTGGCAGGCCTGCGACTACCAGTCCTACGTCGAGGAGGGCTACAACCTCAACGCCGTCATCTACTCGGCCATCCAGTACAAGGCCCGGGCCGTCATCGGGGCTCCCCTCCGCGCCTACGCCGGCGACCCCGACCAGCCCGAAGTGCTGCCGCCCGACCACGAGCTCACCAAGCTACTCGCCCGACCGAACGCCTACCAGACCGGCGGCGAGTTCATGATGATGAACACCGTCTACTTCAACCTGGCCGGCGAGACGTTCGTCCACATGGACCGCCCGGCGAGAGGCGGCCTGCCTACCGCGATGCGACCGCTCCGGCCCGATCGGGTGAAGATCATCCCCGACGATAACGGCGGCCTCAAAGGCTACCTCTACATCCCCGAGAACCGCTCCTGGCTGGACGGCGCTCCACTGCTCCCCCAGGACGTGATGCACGTCAAGCTGCCGAACCCGCTGGACTCGCTGGAGGGCATGGGCCACGGTCTCAGCCCGATCTCGCCTCTCGCCCAGTCCGCCGACGCCGACAACCAGGTGACCCGCTACCTCAAGGTGTTCTTCGAGCGCGGCACCATGACCAACATCATCCTCAAGTTCAACATGCCGATGACCGACGAGGAGATCGCCGCCAAGCGCCAGCGATGGCAGCAACTCTACGGCGGTGCCGAGTCCTGGACGAAGCCCGGCGTGCTAGACGACTCCGGCGACGTGAAGCAGCTCGGCCTGACCTTTGACCAGATGGGATTCGGCCCGATCGACGAGAGGAACGAATCCCGGGTGCTCGCGCCATTCGGCGTGCCGGCCATCCTGGTGGGCACGCGCTACGGACTGGCTCGCTCGACCTACAGCAACTATGCCGAGGCCAGGCTCGCCTTCTGGCAGGACACGTTCCTGCCCGAGCTCCAACTCTACGAGCCCAACTTCGACTACTACCTGACCGGCGAGGACGCTAGCCTGATGGTGCGCTTCGACACCAGCCAGGTGCCGGCCCTCCAGAAGGACATCGGCAAGCAGATCGACGGAGCCTACAAGCTGTGGCAGATGGGCACGCCCGCTAACACGGCGGTTAGGGTGGTCGGCCTCCAGGTGCCGACGATTCCGGGTGGCGACACGGGCTACCTCCCGCTCAACCTCGTGCCGGTGGGGAGCGCGCCGAAGCCGGCCAGCAGTACGGTGCCGGCGACTGGCGCGACTGAAGCAGAGGAGCCGGCGCAGGACCAGGGTCAGGGCGACGGCAGTCAGGCGGAGGCCGAGGGCGACACGCACAAGAGCATCATCCGTCCCTTTCGTGGCCGCCCGCAAGTCGGGCCTGTCAGAGGAGGCCAAGCAGCGACTCTGGCAGGGCGTGGACAAGACGGCGACATCCTGGGAGAGCAGGTTCGAGGAGGCGGCTGAGAGTGCCTTCGAGGCTGACCGGCGGGCGGTGCTCGCCCTCGTCTCGGAAGCCCGGGGCAAGGCGCTCGCAGTCAAGGCGACGATCAACTGGCTATCGGTGGTGCAGGACGTGACAGCCTACCTACAGGGGCAGAGCAAGGAGAGTTGGCGGCAGACGTTCGTGCCGCTACTCGAAGGCGTCGTCACGGACCAGGCCACCCAGTGGGGTACTAACCTGGGCCTGGAGTTCGACGTCGAGAACCTGCTCGCGTCCCAGTGGTTCGAGGACTACACACTGAAGTTCGCCGACCCGATCAGCCAGACGACCTCGGACGGCGTCTCCGAGGTGCTGCAACAGGGAATGCGCGAGGGCTGGTCACACGACAAGATGAGCCGGCGGCTGGGCCAGATGTTCCGGCAGTGGGCGACGGGTGACCTATTGGCCGAGGACTTCTCCTGGCTGGACGCGAGGACGCCGCAGAGGCGCACGGACATCATCAGCCGCACAGAAACCATGCGGGCGAGCAACGCCGGGAGCTTCGAGTTGTTCCGCGACTACGGCGCGCAGCAAAAGGAGTGGCTGGCCACGGCCGACGAGCGGACGCGGGATGCCCACCGCTCGGCGAGCGGCCAGGTCAGGCCGATGGACCAGCCCTTCGACGTGGGCGGCTACCACATGATGTACCCTGGGGACAGCAGCCTGGGAGCGCCGCTCAGCCAGATCGCCCAGTGCCGATGCACGGTGCTCCCGGTGATACAGGAGGCCAGCCAGTGACCGACTCTGCCCCTCGCCTGTCGCCAGTCGGCCGAGTGGTCTACCAGTCGCTCTTGCTCCGCGTCGTCGAGCAGGAGGACGGCTACCACCTGTACGCGAGCGGCCACGTCCGGCTGTCCCGGGAAGAGGCGGCGAAGCTGGCAACGCGACTAGTCGGCAAGCGAGGGGCCAAGGTCGGGCCGAGCGAGGTCAAGGCGTGAGCGGCAGTCTGGGGGAGTTTCTGCGGGGCATCATGGCGGGACAGGATGATGCGCGACACGAGGAGGCGGGTGGCTTCCTGGTGCCCAATGAGCCGTATTGGTCCTTTGACATCGTGCTTCGCAGGCGAGGGCGCATCAAGCGAGCCTGGGTTTGGCGCAAGGGCTTTCAAGAACAACTGATGGATGCGGTTTCCGAGTCGGCGGTCATCCGGCCACGAGCAACGATTGTCCGGCGTGAGGTTGAGGAGTGACCGCTGATCTGGTGCTCAAGTGCGAGTGCTGTGGCCTGCCGTTCGCCCGGCTGGTCAACGGGTGTATCATCGTCGAGAGCCGGCACCACGGCGAGAAGCACCAGAACGCGATAGCGGTAGAGGAATTGGTGAAGTTGCGCCAGGAGGTGCGCCCGAATGAGGCTAGTACGACTCTGGAACTTGGAGAGCGGTGAGGTGATCGTCGGCGATGATGGCGGGCATATCAGCAAACTCTCTGCTGAGATGGCTGCCGACCTCGCCGCTTCCGTCTGGGACACCGACATGGCGATCATCCCAGCCGCGCCGCACTCTCACAGGTTGTTCCTCCCTGGCGGTGATGAGATAGCCCTCGCGCCATTCAACCTTGACGGCTTGACCGGTCAGGCTGGATACAGCCCGATGTCCCGGGTCTGGTACGTCAGACCGGAGGTATCGAAGCGCGTTGACTGAGTGACCTAGCGCCCTAGTTGCGTCCAGTACGCCCGGTTTGTGGGCCACGTGCCCCCGAGCCGGGTTTTGCTTTGCCTGGAGGGTCGGGAGATGCCCTGGACGGTGCAAAAGCCGCCGAAAGTGGCGCTGAACTGGAGCGAGTCCGAGCGCCGGCGTTGCGTCGCCGCGGCTAACGCCGTCCTGGCTGAGGGTGGGGATAACGCGGAAGAGCGGGCGATCTTCGCCTGCATTCACGCCGCCGGCCGGAGCAAGGCCAGCGCGGAGGAGGATAGCCAGGCCATGCCAGAGCACAAGATCGTCCCCTTCGAGCTGACCAAGGTGGACACCGACGGCCGCACCTTCGAGGGCTACGCCTCGACATTCCGCAACCCCGAAAAGGACCAGCCTGACCTCACCGGCGACATGGTCGTCAGCGGCGCCTTCAAGAAGAGCCTCGCCGAGCGGGGCGGCAAGGTGCGGATGCTCTGGCAGCACGACCCGAGCCAGCCCATCGGCAAGTTCCAGGAGCTGCGCGAGGACCAGCGTGGCCTCTACGTCAAGGGCGTGGTCAGCGACACCCGACTCGGCCGTGACTGTCTGGCCCTCCTCAAGGATCGAGCCATCGACTCCATGAGCATCGGCTATGACGCCCTGCCCGGCGGCACCGAGTACGTCAAGATGGCTGGCGGCAAGTCAGTTCGCCTCCTCAAAGAGATCAGGCTCTGGGAAGTCAGCCTCGTCACCTTCCCAGCCGATGAGCAGGCGAAGGTAACGGCGGTCAAGCAGCCGGCCGAAGGCCCGACGATGCCCGCGATTACACAGCGGGCGTTCGACCAGGCTCGCTCACGAGTGGGCACCGTGGTCGATCAGGCAATCGAAGAGGCGCTAACTGCCATCTGCACGGCGCGGCTCCTGTCAGCTACTCAGTCAGTCGAGCCGAAGGCCGGCCGTCGACTCTCGGCGGCCACGCTGAGCAAAATCGAGGCGGCGATGGCTGCCCTCCGCGACCTGATGGGCGAGATGGACATGTCTGCCCAGGCAGACGACGAAGAGCCAGCAGACACCCCGAAAGCGACCAACCCACCTGCCCAGCCGGCGACGGAGCCGACAGAGCAGGCCGGGCTAGATAGCCAGCCCGAGCAAAAGGCCGGGCCGGGCACGGAGCCACCCACCGCTCAGGCCAGCGCAGCCGAGGCGGCCGGGCCGGACGTGACGCCACCCACCTCCAGCGAGGCGAGCGACCCAGGCGACCCATTCGCTGACCTCGACCGGCAAGAGGCTGAGGTCAAGACCCTAATCGGCTGGAGGTAGTCACATGGTCATCACTGCGACCTTGCCGCGCACCTGGGAAGACATGCTCGCGGCAAGCGCCAACCTGTTCAAGGAGATGAATGAGATCCTGACGAACAAGGAGAGCACCCAGGAGGAGCGCAACCGCGTTCCCGCGATGCTCGCCGACGCTCAGGATCTCAAGTCCCGGGCCGTTAGCCTCAAGTCGATCTTCGAGGCGGGCATCGGCCCCGACGCCATCAAGGAGATCGAGCGCAAGCAGGGACCGCGCTCCCTGGCCCCGTCGACCTTCAAGCGTTGGGGTGAGTTCCTCTACAAGACCTGGGAGGCCGGTAACCCCAACTACAAAGGCGCCGCCGACTCCCGCCTCGTCTACTTCAAGGACAACGACGAGCGGATCGGCACGGTCGAGGCCAAGGATATGTCCGGGGCCTCGGGCGCTGGCGGTGGGTTCCTGATCCCCGCCGAGTTCCAGGCCCAGCTCCAGGCCGCGGTCGCCGAGCGGAGCATCGTCCGCCAGCGGGCGACCGTCATCCCGATGCGCCGGCGCCAGATCGACATTCCCGTCGTCGATCAGACCGGCACGACTGCCGGCCAGCCCCACTGGTTCGGCGGGATGCGCTTCTACTGGGCCGAAGAGGCCAGCGCCAAGACCGAGACCGACGCCGCCTTCAAGCAGGCGAGCCTGGTGGCCCACAAGCTCATCGGCTACACCCGAGTGTCCGACGAGCTCGTGGACGACTCGGCCATCAGCCTCGAAGCCTTCTTCTCCGGGCCGTTCGGCTTCGCCGGCGGCGTCGCCTGGATGGAAGATTACGCCTTCCTCCGGGGCACGGGCGCCGGCCAGCCGCTGGGCGTGATCGACGCCGGCTGCACGATCGTCGTTCCGCGGGCCGTCGTCAACGCGGTGGACTTCACCGACCTGGCTCACATGATGGAGCACGCGCTACCCGGCGGGCGCTTCGTCTGGGTCATCAGCCAGTCGCTCCTCTCCGAGTTCATCCAGATGTCAGGGCCGGCTGGAAACGCCTCCTACGTCTGGATCCCGAACGCCCGGGACGGAATCCCTGGCACGATCTTCGGTTATCCAGTCGTTTGGTCGGAGAAGCCGCCGGTCATTGGCTCGCGGGGCGACGTCGGCTTGTACGACCTGTCCTACTACGTCATCGGAGACCGGCAGGCGACGACGGTCGAGTCCACCAAGTTCGACCGCTGGTCCTACGACCAGACAAGCTGGCGAGTCGTGCATCGCGTGGACGGCCAGCCCTGGCTCTCGGACTGGCTGACCCTCGCGGACGGCACCAGTACCGTCTCGCCGTTCGTGGTTCTGGGCGCGGGCTCGGGCAGCTAGCCCGGGCGTTCGACAAGTTGGGGCGAGGCGTGAGTCTCGCCCCTCGGAGGCAAAGACGTGAGCAACGTCACTCAGTATTTCACCGAGGGTCACAAGATCACGGCCATCTCCCCGGCGAGCCGGACCGAGGCCGAGGCGACGACCGGGTGGCTCTCGATGCGCGACTACCACAAGGCTGTCGTCATCTACAACGGCGGGCTGAATGGGGTCGCCGCCGCCGTTGACCTCAAGATCATGCAGGCTCAGGACGATGCTGGCACGGGGGCCAAGATCGTCACCGGCAAGTCGATCACGACCCTCGCCGCTGGCGACGACAACGTCATCTGCGTGATCGAGCTCGACACCAGCGAGCTCGACGTGAGCAACAACTTCGACTGGATCAACGTCGTTCTGAACGTGGGCGGCAACGTCGCCTGCCTGACCTCGGCCATCATCCTGCGCTACGAGCCGAGGTTCCAGGCGGTCGACGACAGCAACCTCGCCGAGCACGTGACCTAGCAACGGCAAGCCGGGCGGGGCGACTCGCCCGGCAAGGCGGAAAGGAGGTGCGAGCCATCTACGTCCAGCTACTCCAGGCCAAGCAACTGGACAGCCGGGTCTATCGCCCGGGGGACTGGGTCGAGGTGGGCAAGCAGGCTGCCTTGAAGTGGATCGCCGAGGGCTCGGCCAGAGCCATCGGACCGATCAAGCTGGACGCCGACGCCAGGTCGGGCATCCTGGTGCGGGGTGCCGTGGGCGAGGCGAAGGCCAGGCTGGACAAGATCGGTTATGGCGGCGGGCTACAAGGCGTCCCACTGGATGGACCCGTCTCTCTCCCCTGGAACCGCACGCTGGTCTGGAGTGCGGACGTGCGGCTGAGGATCGACCTCATCGGCGCGGGGTTCGGGTTGCTCGAACGCTGGGAGGTCGCGGTGCCGCTCCTCTCGGCGCAGGGGCTGGCCTCGGAGGTGGGCGACGAGTCGGAGAGGGCGCTGACCGCGGAACTGATCCACGACCTGCGGGTGCCGGCCTACCAGAGCGGGGCCATGTTCGTCCGGCGCACCGAGGCGACCGAGGAAATGCTGGCAGCCTGGCAGGCAGAGCGGGCTCGGGGGCCTGACGAGCACCTGGCGCTGCTCAGAGCTATCTACCAGGTCAAGCCGCTGGTCTTGGCGCTGCCGGCGACCTGGATCGAGTGATGGAGAGGGGCATCATCGTGGTGGCCTACGGAGACAGGGCAAGGCGCGAGGCGACGGCCTGCCTGCGGTCGCTCGGGCAGAGCAACCCCGGACTGCCGATGGCTGTCGTCTCCGACCGCCCGCTCAAGGGCTACACGCACCTCCACGCTCCTGATCTCGACCAGGGAGCGCGGCTGGCGAAGCTGAGTCTCGGCACGCTCTCGCCCTTCGAGGCAACCTGCTACCTGGACGCCGACACCCGGGTACACGGCAGCCTGGAGGCAGGGTTCCAAGTCCTCGACGACGGCTGGGACCTGGTCATCACGCCGAGCAAGAACCAGGGTAACGACCTGCTGGGCAACTGCCTCTTGCCTGACCGAGAGGCGACGTTCAACGCGCTGCACACCGAGCACGTCCTCGGCCTCCAGGCGGGCGTGATGTGGTTCCGCCGGTGCGACGCGACGGCCCAACTTTTTGCCCTCTGGCGCGAGGAGTGGCTCAAGTTCCGCTCGCAGGACCAGGGGGCGCTGCTCCGGGCGCTCTGGCGCGCGCCCGCGCGCGTGTGGCTGATGGGTAGAACGTGGAATGGCGGCAAGGGCGACATGGTCGAGCACAGGTTCGGCGCGGCGAGGAGGGCGGCAGCGTGACATCACCGTGGCGCTCTCTGCCCGGCACGCCATTCGAGGTGCGCGACTATCCGGACCGCACTAGCTACCTCCGGCATCAGGCAGCCGAGGCCGATTGGGAACGGGACGGGGCGGCTCTGGCCGAGCGGGGAGCGATCTACCAGACGGCGCTGAGAGACGAACTCACCGGTCTCATCCCGCCAGGCAGCTCTGTGCTCTGCCTGGGCGCTCGCGAGGGAGCCGAAGTCCGAGCGTTTCTGGAGCACCGTTGCTTTGCGGTCGGGATAGAACTCGCGCCGCCGCCGGGGAGCGATCTGGTACTCACGGGCGATTTCCACGCCCTGCCCTGGCCCGCGGGGACCATCGACGTCGTCTTCACCAACGCCCTTGACCACGCGCTCGACCCGGAGCGGCTGTTGCGCGAGGTCTGCCGACTGCTCAAGCCACGGGGGCGGTTCTTCGGGCACGTCGTCGCCGGCACCGACGAGGGCTTCGAGTTCGGTGAGATGGAGTGCCTGCGCTGGCGGCGAGTGCAGGACGTCGTGGAGTACGTCGCTCGTTTCCCGCTCGAGCTGGCGGGGCGACGGCGTATGGTTGAGCCCTGGCCCGGCGAGCTCATTCGCTGGCGGAGGGCAGCGTGAAAGTCCACATCGTCGCCGCAGGAATGGAAGCGAGGGAAGCCCGGATCATCGCCCGGCTGGCCCGGCTGCTGGCTGACGGGACCAACTGGTCACTCTCCGCTCGGGTGGACTCGTCGGCGGGCATCAACATTTACATGCCCTACCTCAACAGAATCAACGCCCGCTGCGAGACGCGAGAGATCGCCTGGTACACCCACCGCGATGAGAGCCTGCCCGAGAAGGTCAAGGTCTGGTATCACACGGCCCGGGCGGTTGACCTCCGCGTCACGTCCGCCCGACTCTACCTGGCCGACCTGGCGCACTACGGGCCTACCAGCCTCGTCACGCCTCCGCTCGACCGCGAGAAGTTCGCCCTCGCTCCGCACCGGCGGGGGTCCGGAGCGAAGCCCGTGGTCGGCACCTCCGGCTGGGTCTACGCCTGGGGCCGGAAGGGCGAGAGCCTACTCGCGTCGCTCACCCAGACGCCGACCGGACTCGGCTGCTCCTGGCGGGCAGCCGGTGGCGGCTGGCCGATCCCGACCCAGACCTACCACTGGCACCGACTCCACGAGTTCTACCAGGCGCTCGACTGCTACGTCTGCACGTCGACGATAGAGGGCATCGGCTACGGCCCTCTGGAGGCGCTCGCGACTGGCGTGCCGGTGGTCGTGCCCTGGAAGGTCGGCATCTTCGACGACCTCCCCGAGCGGTCCGGCGTTCGGCACTACCGGGCCGGGAGCCTGGCGGATCTCGAGCGTGCCCTCGCCCTCTGCCTGGAGGATCGGGCCGAGCCGGAGGAACTGCGGGCGCTGACCGAGGGCTATACGCTGGACGCCTGGGTCGGCGGCTGGCAGCGGGCGGTAGACGAGGTGATGGGCAAGGTGGATCCTGAGACAGTGCCATCCGCACTGGAAGCCCCGGCAGTTGCGCCGCTGTTCGGGGTGGCCTCAGCGCCTGACCCGGGGGCGTTTACCTCCTGTCGCCCCCGGGCGGGCCACACCGACATCCACATCGTGCTCCCCGACTTCGAGCACGCTACCGCGATCCTGCCGCGCAAGGCGAGGACTCTCCAGCAGGCGACGGGCTGGTCGCTCTCGCCCGAGCCCGACCGGCACGCCCTCGTCAACTACTTCTTCCCATACATGGCGCACGAGCCGTGCGGGACGCTTACCGCGGCCTACTTCACGCACCGTGAGGACCAGGCCGGCTGGCCGGAGAAGGCGGCCAGGTGGGACGACGTCGCCGGGCAACTCGAGCTGCGCCTGACCAGCTCCCGGCACAACCTCCCGCACCTGGAGCGCTTTGGCTCAACTCGGATCGTCCGGCCACCGCTCGACCGCAAGAAGTTCCGCCCGGCGGCGAGAGAGACGCACGCCCGGCCAGTCGTCGGGACCAGTGGGTTCGTCAGTCCGTGGGGCCGCAAGGGCGACAACCTGCTGGCTGCCCTCGTCGAGACGGAGGCGGGAAAGGCGTCCGAGTGGCGAGCCGCGGGGAAGGGCTGGCCGGTGCCGACCGTGGACTACGCTTGGCGGGAGATGGAGACCTTCTACCAGGGGCTCGACCTCTACATCAGCACGAGCCTGATCGAGGGCACGGGCTACGGGCCGCTCGAAGCCCTAGCGTGTGGCGTGCCGGTGGTCGTCCCGCGCGGGGTAGGCGTCTGGGACGACCTGCCGGACACGCCGGGCATCACCCGCTACGAGAAAGGCGACCCGGCGAGCCTGGAGGTGGCCCTCGCCCTGGCTCTGGAGACGAAGAGCGATCCTGACGCGCTCAGAGCGGCGACGGAGCCCTACTCGATAGAAGCCTGGGCGGAGGGGCACAGAATGGCAATCGAGGAGCTACTCACAGGCACGCACGCGCCCGCCCAGGACGATCTACCCGACTGGCGAGGGCATTCCGGCCTCTACGTCGTCGCCTTCGGCGAGTCGGCCCGCAAGGTGGCGAGGCGCTGCATCGGCTCCTTCAAGTTGCGCATGCCCGGCGTACCCGTGCTCCTCTGCTCGGACCGCCCCCTCGGGCCGGAGGACAGCCTGCTCGTCCAGCCGGACGCGGACATCGGCGCTCGCTCGCCGAAGGTCAGGATCTACGACCTGACGCCGCCGGAGTGGCGCTACGTCCTCTACCTCGACGCCGACACGGAGGTGCTCCGGCCCATCGACTCGCTTTTCCAGTGGCTACAGGACGGCTGGGAGCTCGCGATCTGCTCGAACCCGGGCAGGTTCGCCGTGGCCGAGCAGATGGGGCGGGCCGACAACACGGGCGAGTGCCGTGAGACCTTTGACCTCTGGGGCACGGACCAGATGATGCAGCTCGGCGGCGGCGTCTTCGCCTTCCGGCGCACGCCCGCGATCGAGCGGCTGTTCCATGACTGGGCGCGCGAATGGGAGAGGTTCGGCAAGCGAGACCAGGGGGCGCTGCTCCGAGCCATCTGGCACCAGCCGGTCAAGACGCTGCTACTGCTGCCTCGGACCTGGAACTGCGTCTGTCAGGCCGACGAGAAGCGGCCCGGCCAGTGGAAGTATCCCTACGACGACCCGAGCGGCGCGGCCATCATGCACTACCCGATGATGGCGCGGCGTTGGTCGGGCATCGTGCCGCAACGCTCCGACACGCCGGAGGCATGGGCGCGCGTGCGCGAGTGGGAGCGGGCGCACCCCCAGGCGGTGAAAGCGTGAGGGTACTGCTGAATCTCGGGGCTGGGAGGCGCATCCTGGGTGCGCCTGGTAAAGACTGGACCGTGGTAAACCACGACCTGTTCGCTCACTCGCCCGAGATCAACTACCTCTGCGACCTGAACTTGCTGCCCTGGCCGTGGGCGGACAGCAGCATCGACGCGATCTGCTCCTGGTCCGTCTTCGAGCACCTCAAGATCACGCCGCTCGAAGCCTTCAACGAGTGCTGGCGGATCTTGAGGCCGGGTGGCTCCCTCGAAGTCAAGATGCCCTTGTGGGATAGCGACGAGGGGCACAACGACCTGACGCATCGCTGGTGGATCGGGCACCACGGCTGGAACGGGCTGGACCCCGACACTGAGCGAGGGCGCGACTACGCCTTCTACGGCACCAAGCCCTGGCGGATCGTGGGTCAGAACGAAGTGCCGGGCGGATCGAGCCTGTACGGGAAGCTGGAGCCGAGGAAGTGAAACTGCTGGTGAATCTTGGCGCCGGCAACAAGCTGGTGCAGCCGCCCGGCCCCGGCTGGGTGGCGGTCCAGCACGACCGCTTCCGGCACCGGCCCGAGATCCAGGTCGTCCACGACTTGAACGTGCTCCCCTGGCCCTGGCAGCACGGCAGCGTCAGCAGCCTGATCGCTCACTCGGTATTCGAGCACCTGGACATCCCGCTGATCCAGGCGATGAACGAGGCGTGGCGCGTGCTGAAGCCGAGCGGGCGCATCGACCTGAAGCTGCCGCTCTGGAACCGGGCCAGGAGCTACGACGACCCGACCCACAGGTACTTCGCTGGCCCCCACATCCTCGACAACTTCGACCCGACGACCGAGCGAGGGCAGGCTTACGGCGTGCTTTACGGGATACTGCCCTGGCGCATCGTCGAGGTCTCCTCGGAGGCGGGTCCGGCCTGCCTGCGGGGCATCCTGGAGGCGCTGAAGTGAAGGCGCTGCGGGTCGCCGTGGTCACGCGCCCGGGGAGCATACCCGGCCAGCGCAATGTCGGCTACTGGGCCTACCCGGTGCCGGAGTTTACCTGGCAGCACTTCGAGGTGCCGAAGGGCTCGACGCGGAGTCGGGCCAAGTTCTCGGGGTTTGACCTGATCGTCTGGGAAGACGGCAAGTCGAGCATCCGCTGGGTCGACAAAGGACCGCCCATCGCCTATGTCGTGGTCGATAGCACGCTGGACGATGAGCACTATCAGGCGAGGCTCCGGCACGGCGCTCAGGCTGACGTCATCCTGGTGGACTGGGACCGCCTGGAGAGGTTCGAGCAGTTGGGCAAGCCCGTCCGGCGGTTCTCGCATTGCGTCAATGACCGCCGCTTCCGCGACTGGGGCGAGGCGAAGACGGTGGACGTGGCCTACCACCTCTCGGAAGACACGCCGGAGCGGCGGGAGCTGGGTGACTGGCTGGGGGTGCTCTGCCAGGAGCGGGGATACGTCTATGCCAGGGGCGCGCGGCTGGGCGACGACTACGCGAGGGCATTCAACCGGGCGAAGGTGACGGTGGACCTGGCTCGGACCCCCCTCAACCGCGATCACCGGCTCTTCGACGCGATGGGGTGCCGGACCTGCGTGCTGACGAGTCCGCTACCGGAGGTGAGCGGTGAGGTCCGTGCGGCCGATGTTGACTATCTGGAATGGGCCGACACATGGGAGTTGCGAGGTCGGCTTGAGGACATGCTGGACCCGCACCGTTGGGGCATCGCAGGCCCGGATCGCTGGCACTGGATAGCAGACCAGGGACTCCGACGGGTGCAGGACTGCCACACCTGGGCGGCACGCGCCCGCGAGCTCAGGGAGACACTGAGAGGACTGGGCATTGGCTGAGCGACTAATCGACCCATCGGCCAAGATACTGCGCTTCCCCGACGTGCTGGCGGCTATCCGTCGGGGGGAGCGCGTCTGGCCGCTCAACGTCGAGATGGACCTGACGAACAGGTGTAACGCGAAGTGCCAGCACTGCGCCTTCGCCTACATGCGCGGTCAGGAGATGCTGGCGGCCGCCCTCGCCGAGCGGATCCTCGGTGAGATGGCGGCGGGAGGCACAGGGGCGGTCACGTTCACCGGCGGGGGCGAGCCGACGCTGCATCCCGACTTCGCCAGGCTGGCCCTGTACGCCGCGGGCCTGGGCCTCAAGGTCGGGGTCTACACCAACGGGCTCAGACCGTACCCGCTGCTCGAAGCCAGCCACGCCCTCGTCTGGTGCTACTTGAGTCTGGACGCCGCGGACGCCGAGTCCTATCGGGAGGTCAAGCGAGTGGACGGCTTCTGGCAGGTGCTGGACACGGCCGAGGCGCTACTCGCCAACCGCAGTGGTGGCCCGCCGAAGATCGGGCTCGGGTTTCTCCTGAGCGCGACGAACTGGCGAGACGCGACCGTGGCCGCCGACCTGGCGGGCAGGATCGGCGTGGACTACTGCCAGTTCCGACCGATCGTGAGCGACGACCCCGAGGCGGACTACTCCTGGATTCGGGAGGCGATGCCCTCGCTTGACGCCCTCGCCGGGCCGCGGGTCTACGTCAGTCGGGGCAGATTCGTCGAGCTGCTGGACGGCGAGCCGCGAGGGTACAGCCTCTGCCGGGCCTCGGAGCTGGTGCCCTGTGTCGGCGCGGACGGCACGCTCTGGGTCTGCCCGAACACCCGGGGGAAGCGGAGTCTCGGGAGTCTCGCCGAGGAATCCTTCGCCGCGCTCTGGGCCAGGCGTGAGGCGCAGATGGTCGGGGGTGACTGCCGAGTAGCCTGTCGCAACCACGCGCTCAATAAGACGCTGGACTACATCTGCCAGGAGGGGCCGCACGATGCCTTTGTCTGAGGCGGTCGAGCGAGGGCTGACGCTCCGGGGCCTGCCTGGCGAGTACGTGACCGCCTGGGTCGAGGCTCGCCGGCCCGGCTTGCGTCCGGCCCTGGAGTTGGCCCGCCTGCTCGTGCCATTCTCGAAGCGTGAGGTCTGGTCGCACGAGGCGGCGGTCCTCTACCACTTGGCGCTCGAATACGTCGGGCCGAGGGGGACCGAGGGTGAGATCCTCGAGATCGGCACTGCTCTCGGCTACAGCGCGGCGCTGATGGCGCTCGCTGCTCCCGAGGCTCACCTGGTCACGCTCAACCCGAAGGCGCTGGAGTACGCGGCGGCCGAGAGTAACCTGGCCTACCTGCCCAGGATCGAGGTGCGACAGGCCCGGTCGGTGGAGTATCTGTCGGCCTACGCTGGCCCCTCGCTCGACCTGATCTTCGTGGACGGCAGCCACGTGCTCGAAGACGTGCGTGTGGATTGTGGCTGGTGGCGCTGGGTCAGGCCCGGCGGGCTGATGCTCTTCCACGACTGGAGTCCCGCGACGAGTGCCCGCCCGACGCCCGGGGCCTACCAGGCGATCAATGAGCAGGCGGAGCGCCTGGGCCGGCCCTTCGATGTGTGGGTGGTCGACGATCGCGAGGTCGGGCTGGTGGGCTGGGTCAAGGAGGCGAGCGATGGCTGACTACTGCACCAGCGCCGAGGTCAAGGCCCAGCCGGACATCACCGGGGCCACCCACGACGCGGTCATCGCCGCCATGATCACCGCCGCCTCCCGGGCCATCGACAACTACTGCCGCAGGCCGGATGGCTTCGTCGCCCTCTCACTCGTCAACGCCACCTATCGCCTCTACGCGGGCTCAGGCGTCGCCGTCCAGCGGATCGACGAGTGCGTGGCGGTCACCGAGGTCAACGTCAAGGACAGCCCGACCGACAGCACGTACACGGCTTGGCTGGCGGGCGACTACATCGCGGCCTCCGGCGACCCGGAGTCACCCGACTTCAACCGGACACCCTACACGCTCCTGATCGTGGACCCGACGGGCGACTACTCCTTCTTCACTGGCGGCATGTTCTCATTCCGCAAGGGCTTCCGGCCCGATCCCGACGTGCCCTATCGCGGCGTGCCGACGATCCAGGTCAAGGCTCGCTGGGGCTACGCCGCTACCGTGCCGGAGGCGATCAAGCAGGCGACGATCATCCAGGTCTGCCGGTGGCTGACAAGAGGCGGCTCGTCCTGGGCAGACAGCATCGGGTCGGCCGAGACGGGCACGCTGATGTTTCGCTCGGAGCTCGACCCCGACGTGAAGTTCATTCTGAGTAGCGGGCGCTACGTGCGCCCGGCGGTGGGCTGATGCCAGCGGCGTGGAAAGCAGAGCTGCACGGCCTGATCGAGGCGCAGCGCGAGGCGACCCGGATAGCAACGGAGCTATCGGGGCCGCCTATCGTCCAGGCGACGCAGGACGCGACGCTGCTCGTCACCCGTACCAGCCGCCAACTCGCCAAGGTGGACACCGGCCGCTGGCGGGCGAGCATCGTGCCGGAGGTCCGAGTCATGGGCCAGCAGGTCGTCGGCGTGGTGGGCTCGAACCTCGCCTATGCGCCATTCGCGCACGAGGACACGCGGCCGCACTTCCCGCCGATCGCGGCCCTCGTCCCGTGGGCCAGGCGGCACGGCGTCTCGGCCTACGTCATCGCGCGGGCCATCAGCCGCCGCGGCACCAAGGGCGACCAGGCCATCTACCGGGGGCTACAGCAGAACCTGACGAGGATCGTCGCCCTCTACGAGCGGGCAGTCGGTCGGATCGTGAGGTCGTGACTTGGCGAACGTGACGCTGCTGGAGATCTGCGACGCCATCGAGGACGTGCTCGAGCACGCGACCGGGCTGATCCGCAGCCAGTCCACCGACGAGCTTCAGGACGCGCCGCTGGACCTGCCCTGCCTGCAGATCTGGCCGGCGAGCGGCAATACGGACGCGATGACCTCTAACAGCCGCTACACGTTCAAGTCGGTCAGGCGAATGGCGGAGATGATCGTCAACGCCGACGTGCTCTGCCGGCAGCGGAGTCACCTGGACCTGGACGTGCTCTCGGCAATCACAATGCAGGACACCGTTCAGCAGCAGCTAGAGAGCCAGAAGACCAAGCCATTCTTCGGGAACAGCAGCATCCAGGACTTCTGGTGGAGTTGGGCGCTGACCGAGTTCGTCAGGGGCGGTGCGGGTGGCGAGGTGCGCTACTACGGCGTCAGATTCGAGATCACGGTCAGGGTGGGCTGATGACGCTCTACCGAGCGCGGGTGGACCTGGCGATGCCGAACGGGACGCTTCGGCGGGGCAGCATCCTCCGGGAGAGCGACCTGTCGGCTAAGAGCAAGACTGCCCTACTTGCTCGGAATGTGCTGCTGCCGGTCGCGCCGCCGCCCTTGGCGATACTGCCCGGCTGGCAGCATCGGGGCAAGCGGCTCGGCGAGATCGGGATTACCGACGCCTGCCAGGCAATCGAGGCGGACGTCGACGAGGTGGCCCGGCACTGCGGGGTGGGGCCGAGCCTGGTGAGGAGGTGGCAGGCCGAACTGCTGGACTGGCTACGGCCGCCAGACGAGCGCCGCCGCTGATGCGGCAAGTTGGCCCGTGGGACGGGCCGGTGAGTGAGAGGGGATGAAGGGTGGCGATCATCTACGGCCTGGTGGATCCCGAGACGCGAGAGGTCCGATATGTCGGCAAGACGACGGACCTACGAAGGCGTCTCTATGACCATCTCCGGGCTACGGATGAGAGTTACCGAGGGCGGTGGATACGGTCTCTTCTCGCCAAGGGCGTGACGCCGGCGACAGTGATTCTGGCAGATGTGCCAGATGATGACTGGCAGCAGGCCGAACGCGACTGGATAGCCCACTTTGAGACGGGCGGTGCCCGACTCACGAACGGCTCGGATGGTGGACGTGGCGGCAGCCGGCCGGGCCATCACATGTCCCCGGAGGCAAATGCAAGGCGGATCGCAGCAGTGAGGGCAGCGGTCTGTGGGCGCGAGGTCAGCCAACAAACTCGGGCGAAGATGGCCGCGGCCAAGCGCGGACGCAGCCAGGCGCCGGAACATCGGGCCAAGATCGCGGCTGCACTCAGAGGCAAGCCAAAGTCGCCAGAGCATGTCACCAAGGTCGCACAGCGGCAGATTGGCAGGAATCAGGGCGAGGAGACGAGGAGGAAGATAGCGCAAGCTAAGAAGGGGCAGTCGCATCCCCAGACAGTTCAGACTCGGCTGAAGATCGCTGCTACGAGACGAGCGAAGTATGGGAAAAGCGGGGGCGGCAGCCCCTCTAAGCGAGGAGGCGGACAACCGTGAGCCAGACCACTAGTCAAGTGAATAGCTGCGACACGACTGTCAAGCTGGACGACGAGAATGGTGTCCTCCAGGATGTCACCGGCTCGTCTAGCGCAGTGGATCAGGAGTTCATTCAGAACGTCGGGGATGGCCTGCGGACTTTCGGCACGGACTTCCCGGTGCGGGCGGCCTGCGGTCGGGACGGTAACGTCACCTGGCGGGTGGTCTACAGCCAGGCCGACAATGAGTCACTCTACATGTTGCTGGACTGGTACTTCAACCATCCCAAGACGGCGAGAACCTTCCAGGTCAGCATCCCTGACGACACCCCTGGTTCCGATCGGTACTCGTTCGAGATGCTGCTGGCAAACCTGCGAATCCCCGATGAGGCTGGGAACCCCGACCCAATCATTGTCGAGGCGGCTCTGCGCCCGACCGGCGCATTCACCTGGGCGGTCGTAGGCTCGTAGTACAGCGGCGGGGAGGGCAACCGCCCTCTCCGCTGGGCAATAGGAGGGGAATGGAGTATGCCACAGCGCAAGGCAATCCGGCAGGTGCCGACGCCGACGGTTCAGGGCGACGACTCCTGGGTCAAGGTCCACCGTCTGGAAATGGGCAAGTGGCTGGCTTATCAGGCCAATGGTGACGGGAAGGAAGACACCCAGATAGAGCAGGCACGACGCGGCTTGAGACTGATGGCCGAGCTTATCGTCGGGTGGAACTGGGTCGACGACGATGGCGCGCCGCTGCCACAGCCCGGCACTGATCCAGCGGTCCTGGAGAGATTGACCGACGAGGAGACGAATCTCCTTATGGGCATCCTCCAGGGACCATCCGAGGCGCAGGTAAAAAACTGACTGATGCCCTGCTCGCCGCCCTCTTTACGGGCAAGGGGCAGGTGCCGTGGGAGTATACCGTGCTCCAGCTCTGCCGAGACGTGTACCACTGCCGGCCCTCGGAGTTGCTGGAAGAGGACGCGGCGATAGTGCGGGTACACCTCGCGCTACTCTCGACGGAGGCTAGGATCAGACGCTTCGAGCAGGGCGGCAAGGGCGGCGGGCTTGGCGGACTGCGTGCCAAGTTCGAGAGGCACAAGCGAGGGCTGAAGGATGCCGAGCCGCAACAAAGTTGAGGTCGTAATCACCGCGAGCAACCAGGCGAAGCCGGCCCTCGACGCGGCGGCCAAGGGCCTCGCCGAGGTCGGCGCTCAGGCGCAGCGATCGAGCGCCCAGCTCTCCGGCTTCGGGTCGCGGCTCACCGGCCTGGTGGACGGCCTCGGCAAGATCGGCATGGGCGTCTTCGGCATCCAGCAGCTAGCCCAGGGCGTCGCCTCGCTGGCGCAGGGGATGGTCGCCGGCAACGCCGAGTTCGAGCGCTACGAGACGCAGTTCGGCGTGCTGCTAGGCAGCGCGAAGGCGGCAAAGGACCGGCTACAGGAGCTGGCCGAGTTCGGGGCGCGGACGCCCTTCGAGCTGCCAGAGGTGGTCCGCGCCGACAAGATTCTCACCGCTTTCGGGCTAGATGCTCAGGACACGTTCGCCCGGTTCAAGGTGAGTGCTGAGCAGATTAGAGAGACCGTGGGCGACGTGGCCTCCGGCACCGGGGCCAGCTTCGAGGAGATCGCCAGCGCCTTCGGGCGGTTCGCCAGTGGTGCTACGGGGGAGGCTATCCAGCGCTTCCAGGAGCTTGGCATCGCCACGCGCGAGCAGATGGCGTCCTGGGGCCTCCAGTTCAGCAAGTCGGGGGAACTGCTCACGCCCGCCCGCGAGGCGTTCAGCATCCTGGAGAGACACGTCCGCGAGAAGTTCGGCGGCATGATGAAGGCTCAGTCCGAGACCTTCGAGGGGATGATGTCGAACCTCTCCGACTGGTTCGGCATGGCCAAGCGGACGATCATGGCGCCAATCTTCGATGTGCTGAAAGACTCCCTCAAGGGCGTGCTCGACCTCCTGGGCAGCCCGGCAGCGAAGGCAGGGCTACAGGCGTTCGCACAGGGCATGGCCCGAGGCGTGGCCTCGGTAGTCAACGCCTTCAAGGCGGCCGGGCGGGCTGTGCGTGACTTCCTCAAGTATCTGGATCCCGCCAACACCCGAGACCTGATGCGCGAGTGGTTCGGCGACTTCGGTCCGGTGATCGACCAGTTCGTTCGCGGCCTGAAGGGCGGCATCCGGGCCGTGAGCGACTTCGTTGACCAGTTCCACGACAACTGGATCGAGATCGGCCAGGTGCTCCAGCAGGAGGGCTTGCCTGGCGTCGCGCAGTACATCACGAGCTGGCTGGCTGACGAGTTTCGGAAGATCGACTGGGGACGGGTCTGGCGTTCCGTCACCGGGGTCGGCACGATGATGCGGGTGATGGCGATCCAGATGGAGGTCACGGACTGGCTTCGCGCTCAGTGGGCGAAGATCGACTGGGCCGCCATCTGGTCAGCCGTCAAGGGAGTGGGCGAAGGACTCGCACGATCCGCCCTCAACATCGGGTCGAGCGTGGTTGGCTGGCTGGCTAGGCAGTGGTCAAGCATCGACTGGGGAGCCGTCTGGGGTGCCGTGCGCGGCGTGGGCGAAGGCCTCATCAGGTCGGCACTCAGCATCGCCACGAGCATCGGCACCTGGCTGGGCCAGCAGTTCTCGAGCATCGACTGGGCCGGCATCTGGGGGGCAATCCGGGGCATCGGCGAGGGCCTGATTCGGGCGGGTGTCAGCATCGCCGGCGACGTAGCTACCTGGCTAGGCCAGCAATGGGCAGCTATCGACTGGACGAGCATCTGGGCGGCGGCAGGAAACTTCGCCAACGGCCTGGAGGCGAAGATCGCCGGACTCGCCGGGGCCGTCGGCAACTGGATAGCTGGAGTCTGGGCTAGCATCGACTGGGCCGGTGTCTGGAACAGCATCCGGGACTTCGCCAGCGGACTCGAACAGAAGATCCGGGAGCTACAACCGCGAGTCCAGGCGACGCTCGAAGAGGTGTGGGCCGGGCTGAACTGGCCGGCGATCTGGGCCAAGGCCCCGCAGGTCACGATCTCGCTCGGCAACTGGTTCGCCGAGATGGACTGGAATGCCCTCGGTCGTCAGGTCGGCAGGTTCCTCGGCGGCATGTTCGTGGTCGCACAGAACGCCCTGGTGGACCTCATCACCAAGCCGGAGACCGCCACGACGATACTCAAGGCCATCGCGGGCATCTTCCTCGTGACCGGCGACGTAATCCAGGCGCTCCTCGAGTTCGCTCAGGGCATCGTCGAGGAGTTCTACAACCAGTTCAGCGCCAACCTACCGCACATCCGGGGTCAGATGCAAGACGCCCTGGTCGACTTCCTCAAGACGATCTTCCTCAGTCTGCCCTCTCTCGTCGGCAACACGATCAAGTCCGCCATCGAGAGCCTGTTTGACACCTACGTCCTCGCGCCAACCCGGGCCAAGCTCGCTCAGTTCAACGCACAGATAGCGAGCATCGTCAACCCGCTCCGTGGCCTCAACAACCTACTGGCTCCGACGGCTCCTTATCCGAGGTCCATCCCGCCCCCTAACTCGCGCCAGGGCGGCGGCCCGGTCTGGCCTGGTTCCAGCTTCCTCGTCGGCGAGCGCGGGCCGGAGCTATTCAGACCGCAGAGGGCCGGCGACATCCTGCCCTTCGGCGCGGTCGCCTCCACCGCTGGCGGTCGGTCCATCGTCCTCAACGCGCCCCTCATCGGCAGCGTGACGGTCCGCGACGAGGCCGACGAGGACCGCCTGGCCCGGAAGATCTGGGCAGTCCTCACCGACGACTTCGAGGCGACGCGCCGGGGAGGTGTGCGCTGATGGGCGGCCAGATCACCTACAACGGGGTGACCGCCGACCTCGTCTCCGACGACGAGGGCTGGATCCCCGACTGGGAGCGCGAGTCCTATACCAACGCCGAGCACTACCCGGAGTCTGACTACGACGAGGTGCAGTACGGCGGGCTAGGCGACCGGGTAGTCACCTGGACGGTGCGGGTCAACACCGAGGCCGACGCCGCGGCCCTCGAAGGCTCGGTCGGCGAGAACCCCCGGACTCTCACGGTCGGCTACACCGACTTCGACGACACGACCGAGAGCGACGTCTATGCCGGCGTGCGCCTCGACCGGGCCAGGCGCCGGCGCAAGACGGTCATGGGCGCAAACTCCGGCACGCTCGCGGCTGCCCGCTGGTACGAACTGGAGCTCACGTTCCGGCTGGAGGGGGCAACGGTCACGTGACGAACGCGACGGCCTCGGAGATAGCGGCGATCACGGCCCGCAAGCACCGGCCGTGGTCGTTCGTCGCCATCGACGGGCGGCGGGTCATGGGCGTCCGCTGCCGGATCCGCCACGGGTTCGGACTCCCGACTGAGGGCGGCGGCAACGTGGTCGCCACCTGCGACCTCGAGCTCGTGACTCGGCCTCCCTGGCTCGCCTATCGGCAGCGGGTCGAGGTGGACCTCGGCTGGGTCGCCGTCTCGAGCACCGTCAGACGCCGTCGCTTCACCGGCTACGTCGAGGACGACGGCGCCCGGGCCTGGCCGCAGCGCCGGACGGTCAAGGCGGTGGGTTTCCTCCGCTTCACTGAGAGCAAGACGCCGATTGCCGTGACCTACGCCACAGCCCCCGGCGGCGCGGGCACGCGCTCGATGGTGACCGCCATTCTCGCGTCCGCCGGTGTGACCGACGTGGACATCCGGGGCGACGACACGACGCTGGGCACGGTCGAGGACGTGGCCCTGGGCGCGCGACAGCCCTACCTGAGCCTCATCCAGCGGATCGACCACGCTCACCTCGACCTCACCTTCGACTGGCTGCCCTCGGGCAAGGTCAGACGGGAGACGATCACGGCTCTGCCGGCTGCCTCGGCCGCCTGGTCCTACGACTACCCCGGCGAAGTGCTGGAGATCGACAACCCGACCACGATTCGGACCGTGCGCAACCGAGTCGAGGTTACGGGCCTGGATGATGCCACGGCCACCCGCCGGGCGGACAGTCCCTACGTGCGCTCGGGCTACGACGAGATTCAGGAAGTACCAAACGATCTGATCGAGTCGGACGCCGAGGCGGCGGAAGTGGCCCTCATCTGGATGCCCTCGGTGAACCGCATCACCCGGCGGGTGCGGATCCGGGTGCCGGGCAACCCGCTACTTCAGGCATCGGACACGATCGAGCTGACGGCCCTCGGGCTCTCGGTGCCGATAGACCACGAGATGCTCTGGCTGGGCGAGATCGACGAGGAGTATTCGCAGCGCGGTTACTGGATGTGGCTGACCCTCTACGGCGGCGCGGGCGAGGCGGGCTACCCGGTCTACATTCCGAGAGCCGACTTCACCTTCAAGATCGTCGTCGAGAAGTTCGACATGGGCGGGGGTGCGGCCGTTCATTACATCGTCTACTGCGACGGGTCGGCGAGCAGCAGCCCTGATGGGTCGGCCCTGACTTACGCCTGGAGCAACGACCAGACGGCAGACACTTCGACGGCGATCACTTACACCTTCGTCCTGACCGAGGCAGAACTCGACGCGCCCTGCATCGTGACCCTGGTCGTGACGAACGCGAGTGCTGAGACGGACACGGCTACGGTCTCTCTGCCAGCGCACGACTCCGACGAGGTCGAGGGCCGGCAGTTGTACCTCGCCCTGGAGACCGACGCCGCGGCGACGCCGGATAGTGGGTCCACCTGGAACACCGTCACCGACAACGCGGTCGCCACGCCGGAGATCGCCGGGCTGAACCATAGCTACTTCGCAGTGGGATCCACCCTGGTCAGGACAGACGACTATCTAGCCACCGCCACGGTGCTCATCCATACCTTTGCGGCTGCGGTAAACGCAATCTGGATCAACGAGGTGGACGCCGACAAGGTGGCTGTTGGCCTCGCGGACGGAGCGGTCTGGACTACCCTGAACGCCTCCTCTCTCGCCGCCTCCACCTGGACCAAGGTCTATCAGTTCGGCCTGCCGGTGAACTGGGTGGTCTACGCCTGGGACAACGTCGTCTGGGCGCTGGTCGGCAACCAGGTTATCGCCTCGGGCTCAGTCATGTGGCAACTCGACGCTGGCTACACCGCCAAGCGGCTGGCGCTATCCTTCTTCGCCCACTACGCCGCCGGCGACGACGGCGCGGGCAACGTCCAGGTCAAGCGCAACGACGGCTTCCCGCTCACCTTCGAGGCGGGGCACGTCCCCCAGCGCCTGGGCGGCCTCACGCACCACATTCTGGAGGACATCCTCTACGCCGCCGACGAGACCGGGAAGTTCTACCGGAAGGCGCCGGGTTCCACCGAGCTTACCCACATCGCCACCATCGGCGGCGGCGAGTGCTTCCACTTGCTCAGGGATGGCACCGAGCCCCTGATCCTGTGGGCCTCTTGCGCCTCCGGCCTCTACAAGACGTTCGACGGCGGCTACAACTGGTACTTGGAGCGGGCCGGTAAGACGCTGATGGCGGGCTACGGCTCGGCGCCCTTCGTCGTGCCATTCACGCCGACGAACATCCCATCTACAACCACGGCGATCAACCCGCTTATCAAGTGCTTCCAGCTAGGCTCGGAACCTGCTGGCTGGAAGGAACTCGCCTTCGACGACTCAGGCTGGAGCGACGCCGTCGAGCGCGAAGGGGGACAGCATCCATTCGACCCCTCAGTCTACCGCATCTGGTATACGGCCGCGCCAACCGTCGGGGTATCCTGCCTGTTCCGCCACAAGTTTACGTTACCTGATGGCGTGATTGCTTCCGCGACTCTCTACTACGATGCGGACGACGTTATTACCGGCTTCTGGATCAATGGTGTATCCGTTGTCTCTAACAGTATCCCCGATTCCGGGAATGCTGTTGATCCTGCGATCCTATTGCCTGGCGAGCAGAACATAATCGCCGTCTATGGCACAAACAACGCGCCGGCCTACGGTCACGTCGCCTACTGGTTGGTGATGACCTAGATGAGCCAGCAGATGCCCTCTCTGTTCCGGCAGCAGGTCGCCTACATCCTTAGCCTGATCGACCGCAACCTCGTGCTGAAGGTCATCGGTGGGGGTCAGTTCATCGACCCGAACGTGCTCCGCAACCTCCCAGATCACCCCCACGCGGGCGTCTCTGGCGACGGCGGCACCTTCGACGCGGCGAACCTGACGAGCGGGGCGGCGGGCGATGGGCAGGTGCTCACCGCCGACGGGGTAGGCGGGGCAGCCTGGGAGGCCGGTGGCGTCGGCGCCCACGACCTCCTCTCGGCCACCCACACCGATACCACTCCCGAGACCCCCCCCACCGAGGGCAACACCATCGTCGGGCGCTCTGGCGTCTGGGTGAGCGAGGCCCCGGTGGACATCGGCTCGGACGCGGCCAACATCGACGCCGTCAACTTCACCGAGCAGGGCGCGGACGTGGCTGCGCCTGGCGCTGGCCACCAGATCATCTTCG